GCATAAACCATTTGATTAGATGTTGTATTTAAATTGTCATAAACATAGTCTTCAACTAAACAGTCCATAGATTCTAGTTTACCTGTGTATCTAAAAAAACCATTATCAGACATCCAGTACGCAGCACCATCAACTTCAACCGCTGCATTTTTACCAATCAGTCCACAGTTAGTACCAACTTGTTCAAATGCAAATGTAAAAGGAGTTCCAACAAAACGCATGGTAAATAAAGATGTATCAGACCAAACATAAATTGCATTTCTACCTAGTTTAGCACCCATGATCCGTGATCCAGCGGCCAGTCTTTGTGTACCGGCACTATTTTCTGCTGTTGGTGTATAGTCTGTAATATCTTCTTGAGATGAAAATCTTATAAACATTTCGTCTTGTGTTGTTTTATCACCAATAGTTGTTTCTGTTCCAAAAAATACTAAGTGTCGATCGGGAGTCGACACTAACATATCTCGTGACGCTGTTGGTGCACCAGATATAATAGTTGCTCTTGTATCTACTGCATTAGATAAATCTGAATTCCATTGAAAACATTCTCCGTTAAATATTAAACAAATAGCTGTGCTACCTAAGTTATCTAAAGACCACATACCGGGTTCAGCTACTTTATCCGTGGTGGATGCTGCTTGACCCCAGGCTGAATAAGAACTAAAATTAGTAACGGTTGCACCATTACTGTGAGAAGCGTTAGTTGTTCCTCTAACATTTCTAGTAATTCCGGTAAAACTTGTAGTTGTTGTGCCGGTATAAGATATTTCTTCATTGTCTACTTGTATAAAATTTGTTCCACTAGATGGAAATCCTGTGGTGCTGGCTACGTTAATTGTGGTCCCGGTTCCACCCGTTCCAGCAGAGTCAGCATTTAACGCTCCGTTTAAAGTCGTTGTTTGTGGATTGGTAACTGTTCCTCCCCATTGAGATATACCATAACCAAAAACTCCAACTTGTTCAGCTGGTCCTACATGATAATATTGAAAATAAGTTATACCTCCTGAAGTAGTTGCACCACTCCC